GCTACGGAGTCGCGGTGGCGCAGCCGGCATTGACTGTGAAGTGATCTTCATGGCGCTCGATCAACCCAAGGATGTGCGCAAGCTGTTGTCGTTGGAATTGACCGGCGCCTGGGTGAATGAGGCCAGAGAGTTGCCGTTAGCTGTCGTACAAGGACTGACACACCGTGTGGGCCGCTATCCAACCAAAGGCAATGGCGGTTGCCCATGGCGCGGTATCTGGATGGATACAAACCCGATGGACGACGATCACTGGTGGCATCGCTTGGCGGAGAAAGAGCCGGTGCGTGGCAAGTACAAGTGGGAGTTCTTCAAACAGCCCGGCGGCGTGATGGAGGTGTCCAGTGCTGACCCAGACGGTATTCCTGCGGCAGGTAAGTTTTGGAAGGTCAGCCCCCAGGCTGAGAATATCAACAACCTACCGCCTGGCTACTACGATCAGCAGCTGGGTGGTAAGAACCTGGATTGGATTCGCTGCTATGCTGGCGGTCAGTATGTGTATGTACAGGAGGGGCGTCCGGTATGGCCTGAGTATGATGACTCGCTGATGTCCTGCGACGACATCCAGGTTGATCCGACACTGCCAATCCATGTCGGCCTCGACTTTGGTTTGACCCCTGCGGCGGTCTTTGGTCAGCGACTAGCCAATGGGCGATGGAATATATTCAGAGAGATCGTGACAGACGACATGGGGCTGGAGCGATTTGGCTTGATCCTCTTAAACGAGATCAATGTGCATTATAGCAAAAACGATATATTGGTCTGGGGTGACCCTGCCGGCTCAAAGCGTGATGAGATCTTTGAGGTGACTGCTTTCGATCACCTGAAGACGATTGGACTCAATGCTAGGCCGACGGCATCAAACGACTTCCAGGTACGCCGTGAAGCGGGAGCGATGCCTATGAACCGATTTATTGATAAGCGGGCTGGCTTGCAAGTGCATAAGGATTGTCAGCGGTTGCGTAAGTCTTTGGCCGGCGGTTATCACTTCAAGCGGGTCGCCATGTCTGGCGGCCAGGAAAGATTCCGAGATGCGCCGAACAAGAATGAGCACTCGCACGTTGGTGATGCTTTTGGGTATCTGCTGCTCGGTGGTGGGGAGCATCGGGTGATTACCCGTGGCTATGGCGGTCGTTACGGTGCAGCCGGAGCGAAGGGTCAGTATCAGGCGAACACAGACTTCTCGATATGGTGACGTGTGAGGATGTACATCGCTGGCTACAGGTGCCGAACGTGCGCGTCGTACCCTGCAATAGCTCTCAGTTTCAGCTGATGAAGTTGTACCCAGACGCAGAAAGGAACCGCAGGCTGCTGCCGACATACGATGAGCAGATCGATACCATTGGGCGCATGGGTTATGGGTGGACGGTGATCGGGGATGGTCGCTGCTTGGCGATGTTTGGTGTCATGCAGATGTATCCTGGTGTCGCTGAAGCATGGCTAATGGTAGATACATTAGGTATTAAAATGCGTAAAATGCAACTCACTAAAGGTGCTCGGCGGTTCTTTGATCATATTGGACCAGCCTTTGATTTACGGCGAGTGCATATTATGGTATCAGTAGCCCACAAAGAGGCTGTCGCCTGGGCGCGTCTATTGGACTTTGAGTTTGAGGCGACACTGAAACAACACGCCCCAGATGGGTCGAACAGTTTAGTGTATGCGAGGTTTTATGACTAATATGTTTAAGCCTTCTATGCCTGATACGTCAGCGCAGGAAGCGTCAATGAAGCGCCAGGAAGAATTACTGGATCAACAAGAGAAGCGGGTTGAGGCGGAAGAAGCTGAAGAGCGTCGCCGTCTAGCTGCAACAATGCGAGCGCGACGCACTGGCGGTATGCGCTCTTTACTGAGTCCAATGCGCTCAACGCCACAGATGGGATTATCAGGAGTGAATTATGAGTAACGCGCCGATTATTAGAGAGATTGCCCAGCCTATCAAGAATGTCATCTCTGGCAGTCCTCCAGTTCAGCAAACAGCAACTGTGCGCAAGCAAGCGCAAACGGCAGCCAAAGGCGTTGCTAGTGAGCGCCGCGAAGCGGTCGCTGCGGCAGCAGAAAGATCAGCCGCCGCTCGCGCAAGACGCGGACGCGGAGGTTATCGCTCACTATTGTCACGAGCGCGTGGCGGTCGCTCGGGTGAGCTAGCTAGCAAGCTGGGCGGCACTGAGTAATGACGTTAAAACGTCACCAAAATCCTAAAGGTGGTCTTAATGAGGCTGGTCGAAAACATTTTGAGAGGCAGGAAGGAGGTAACCTACGGCGTCCTCTTTCTTCTGGTACAGACCCTCGCCGCGTTTCTTTTGCTGCTCGCTTCTCTGGTATGGATGCTAAAATGAAGGACGACAAGGGTCGTCCAACACGTTATGCGCTTGCGTTGAAGGCATGGGGCTTTCAGTCCCCAGCTGAAGCGCGAGCCTTTGCAGCTCGACACAAGGAATCCTGATATGTCTAGGATGACACCTCAAGAAATTATTAAGCGCCAAGAGAAAGCGGATGCTCGCAAGGAGAATTGGCGCACGATCTATGAAGAGTGCTACGAGTACGCTCTTCCTCAAAGAAATATGTATTCTGGGCATTATGAAGGAAGAACGCCGGGGCAAAATAAATCAGCCCGCGTCATTGACTCAACTGCGCAAAACGCAACTCAAAGATTTGCCAACCGAATCCAGTCAGCGCTTTTTCCGCCTTACCGGACATGGTGTACGCTGCAGTCTGGATCAGAAGTTCCAGATGACCGAAAAGCGGAAATTACAGAGGCGCTACAGATCTATACTGACAAAATGTTTGCTGTCATTAGGCAGACAAACTTTGATTTGGCGATCTCTGAGTTCTTGCTTGATCTATGCGTCGGCACTGCTGTCATGTTAATTCAGCCCGGCGATGATGAAACGCCAATTCGATTTAGCGCTGTACCACAATATCTTGTTTCAATTGAAGAAGGTCAGCATGGTAGCGTAGAAAACGTCTACCGGAAAATGCGCGTTCGCGGCGAAGCAATCCAGCGCCAGTGGCCTGATGCTGAATTACCGCAAAAGCTTCAGGAGATAATTCAGAAAAAACCTGATGAAGAAATCGACTTACTTGAGGCGACCGTTTTTAACCCAGACGAGGATACTTACTGCTATCACTTGATCTGGCCTAAAGACAAAATGGCTGATGACCTTGTTTATCGCACAATGGATGTCTCGCCGTGGATTGTTGCTCGATTCATGAAGGTTCCGGGCGAAGTCTATGGGCGAGGTCCATTGGTTACTGCGCTTCCTGATATTAAGACGCTAAATAAGGTTAAGGAGCTGACGTTAAAAAACGCGTCGATAGCCGTGTCTGGTGTATATACAGCAGCTGATGATGGCGTATTAAACCCGCAAACAGTCAGGATTGCTCCGGGCGCAATCATCCCTGTTGCTCGCAATGGCGGGCCAATGGGAGAGTCGCTGCGCCCCTTACGTCCTGCAGCTGATTTTAATGTTGGTCAACTTATCGTCCAAGATTTAGTCATGAGCATCAAGAAGATGCTATACGACGATTCATTGCCTCCAGACAATATGTCTGCCCGGTCAGCAACTGAAGTGATGCAACGCATGAAGGAGTTGGCGCAAAATCTGGGTGCTGCTTACGGGCGCTTGATTACTGAAGCAATGACTCCAATGATTCGGCGCATTCTTCATTTGATGGATTCTCAAAACCTAATTGACTTGCCACTTAAAATTGATGGGCTGCAAGTCAAAATCACTCCGACATCGCCATTAGCGCAAGCGCAGAATATGGAAGATCTGGAAAAGGTTTTGCAATTTGCTCAATTAGCCCAAGCGGCTGGACCGGCTGGTCAGGTGGCGTTGAATCAAGATGCGTTAATTGATTACATTGCAGAAAAAATGGGCATACCAATGAGTATTGTTAACGGCCCGCAAGAGCGCCAGCAGATTGCTGCTGAGATGCAACAGCAAATGATGGCGATGCAACAGCTACAAGGTGGAATGCCAGAGGGGGCATAATGGAAGACTGGGATGCGCTGCGCGACCAAGACGCAGCAATCTTGCCTGTCATGCAAAGAAGTCAAGACATCGATCTTTCGTTTGTTCGATGTTTTTCCACTGAGGCGGGGCAAGAAGTTTTGGAATATCTGAAAGGACTGACGCTTAATCAGCCTTCATGGTATCCGGGAGAAGACCCATCACATGGGTTTGCAAGGGAAGGGCAAAACTCAATTGTCCGGGAGATATTGAAGCGCATAGAAAGAGGGCGTAATCGATGAGTGAAACAGAAGTCATGGCTGAAGATCAGTCTACTTTGTTGAATGTGGAACAACCGGAGCAGCAGGAAGAAGCTCCAGATCCTGTGCCACATCTTGCACAAGATGGCAGCGAGCCAGTTGAATCCGATTTTGAATGGGGTGATCGCCCTGAATATATCCCCCCGCAATTTTGGAGCGAGGAAAATGGTCCAGATATTGAGGGAGCATTTAAGGCTTACAATGAGTTGCGGACAAAGATGTCTCAAGGGAAGCACAAGGCTCCAGCTGATGGCAACTATGATATGTCATCTCTTGAGGGAATTCCCTCAGACGACCCACTGCTAGAGTCGTTTACCGATTTTGCGAAAGAAAATGGTTTGAGCCAAGATCAGTTTGACAAAGTTACGTCAATGTATATGCAACACATAGGCGAGCTAGTTGGACAGGTTGAAACAGATGTTCAGGTTGAAATGGATAAGCTTGGCAGGAATGGTGACAAAATTGTTAAAGCGGTGTCGCAATACATTGGCAAATTAAGTTCATCAGGAGTTCTAAATGAAGATGAGACAAACGCGCTGATTTTAGCTGCAAACAATGCGGATGTCGTTCGCGCTATCAATAAGATTCGAGAGGCTAGCGGTGAGCGCTCTATCCCTTCAGCCGATATTCAAGAAACTGGCTCAACAAGTCTTGCTGATCTTCAGGCATTATTAGAAGACCCAAGGTACGGGAAGGACATGGGCTACACCAGCGGGGTGGAGCGAAAGTTCTACGAGTTCCACGGGGAGAAAGCGTAACAAGGGGGCTGATGCCCCTTTGCTTTTTTGTCGAATCTGTTATATTCGGCCTAACCGACAACTCATGTTCTTGAGCCGGTCACCTGATTAATGCGGCCCACACCGGATAACCGTCACAGGTTTTACCCTTAAAATTTATGAAAGAGGATAGAAACAATGGCAGTTTCAATTTCTAATGCCTTTGTCACCTTGTTCGATTCAGAGGTAAAACAAGCGTACCAAGGGCAACGTCTCTTGGCCGGTGTTACCCGCGAACGTACTGGCATCGAAGGTTCTACAGTTAAGTTCCCTAAGATTGGTAAGGGATCAGCAACTATTCGCGTTCCACAAACAGATGTGACTCCACTCAACGTGTCTTACTCACAAGTGACTGCGACGATGGAAGACTACATTGCTGCGGAATACTCAGACATCTTCAACCAGCAGAAGGTC